ATTGGGAAGTCAAGCGCTTGTGTGTGGTTTTTACCCAGTAAGATAGCCGCGGCTATCTGCGCCCCAATACCTGCCATCCAAAACCGCTCGTCGTTACTGGCATGGAACTCTTTGTACGCTTGGTTGACGCAATCAGGAACCAACTGTTTTAACAAATCAATATTGTCTACAAAATACTGCGCTAACATATGGCCCACAACGCCGTAGTTCTTGGACACCGACTTGATGACCTCGATCTCATCATTCTCAAACTTCAAGTCCTCATCCATGACAAACTCAATCAGGCGTCTTAACTCACCTTCGGATGCGTGCTTGCGCTCGCCAGTCAGGTAGTCGACCACGTGGGTATTGGAAGACATGATCGCCATCGCCATCCATGTGGACAAGTTAACGCGCTCTTTGTTAGAGCCGGACTCCATACGCTCCTTGCCACGACCCTCTGTCATGTCAAGCAAGAACTCAGGAAACCATTCAAAGTCTTTGCGGTTCTTTGATGTGATCTCGTCCGTTACAAGTGGGCAACTGTTTAATAACCCAAGTCTTTGTTGCATGGCAACTGGGCTAGTGCCCTTGCCAGTGCGATAGTGCACAGGATGCCCCCAAATGGCAGCAGCACCTTCAAGAGCCAAAGATTTTCCGGTACCAGACTCAGTAGAGCCGCAGTGAACAGTAAGACCGTAGATACCAGTAAAACGCATAAGAGGTGAAGCAGCCCCCATAAGAATAACCGAAAGGTGCCCATACATTTTCTTTCTAATTAAGAGGTTGATAAATTCACGGAAGCTATCCAATGTTCCCGTGGGTTGTGTGTTGTTAACAATGTTCTCTAAGCCGGGCATGGGCACGGTAGTAGGCGCCTTGTGCGCGGCGTAGATCTTTCCTGCAAACACAAAAGTGTCGTCTTCTTGCCAACCATAACTGGCTGGTACTTCGATTGGTGGTTTTTCTGTACTCATTTTTTCTACACAAGCTCTCACATAATCAGCTAAATTTTTGTCGTTACCAGAACCAAACGCGCTCACGATGTTTTGCGACGCTAGGCTCTTGGCGGTTTCATCCTTGCTCACAATGGCCTTCTGTGGAAACGTGATTGTCTGCGCCCCATTGGATCTTATTGCAAGCATATGGACTGTGTGTTCTGTTCCGTGATGCAAAATATCTACTGGAAACAGATCGTAGGGCAATATCATTACTTGCTTTTTCACTTTATTGCCGTTTGCGTCTTCGTCATCTTTCTCCATGAACACTCCACCACGTTCGCCATAGGCGTAGCCATAGGGCGCTTCGGGTCTTGTGTAAGTTCTCGTCTCCTCTTTGTTGTCGATCTTCTCAATTACGTCAATCTTTTTCTCAGCCGTGGTCACGGCAGTCTCACGCCCCAACGCTAACGGATTTGTAATCTTTCCCCAATGCGGACAACTGGGGCAGACACCGGGGTTTTCACTATCGAGTTTGGTACATGGATAGGGACCTTTAATCTCTGCAAGTTTTTGGTGCATACGATTCTCATCGTATGGGTGTTTCTTGCTGAGCCATATGGCCGCCTTCTCACCGTCCTGACATTTCTGTGCAATGCTGAGCAACCCACGCCACAATGGTTCCATGCCGTCGTCACTGGCATTTTCCACATAGAACGCAAGCTGTCCACACCCACTACCCTCGGCAGTGCGCTTGATGATGTTGCCAAACTTGGTAACAGAGTTCTCAAACAACTTCAGTGTAGTAACCCCCAACGGCGCAGTCCCGGGTAGTACCAAGCTCGCGCGCGGCTTAGGCATTTTCTCGTAGACTGAACCGATCAGGTGCTTCTCGACCAGTGATTTGATGTCGTCAAAGTCAAAGAAATCCCCTTCATTCTTTAGGCGAACATTGGTGACTTCCCTAACTTGGCGCTTGTTCTTAACACCGGTGTTGATAGTGTCTGGTACGCGCAGGACTCGAGACGCGTCGCTTGTAATCGTTGGATCAATCGCCAGTTTCTTTTGGTTACATAAGCGTTTGAATCCTTCAGCCACAGGCAACCAGTCGTCTTTATCCACGGCCTCTTTGAACGGCCAGTACGCATGCACTCCACCCCCAGACGCAACCATCCAAGGGCTACCAAGATCGCTCAACCCGACTTCATCACAGAAGTCTAGTATTGCCTTGGCTGCCGCTTGAGCGGATGGGTACGCCTTTGGTTTTATGACTCCGTCTTGGTCCGGTACATCCTTTGGATGATTACAGTCCACATCGACAGCAATGCATTTGACCATCTGCATATTTTTTGCCGTGCGTTTGTCATCATCCCCAAAAGTACCGAGCGCAAAGTAAACATCATAGTTGTTCTGTTTCCACAGGTTTATTTTCGTTTGGGCTTCTTGTAAATCATTGACGAATACATGTTCTTTTTTCTTGGTTAGTTCTACCACGCAATAGCGTCCGTTACCCGGAGATGGCAAAACCGCCGCCATAAACTCTAGCGGTTCCATAACAATCCTTTGGGTTTACTTGAAGAGGTCTTGCTGTCCGAGTTGTGGGTAGGGACGTGCGTCTTGAATGTCGGCTTGCATAAAGCGTCGCAACAATTCTTTCTGATAGTCTACTGGCATACCCTCGGGACGATGAACAAGTGTTTCTGCAAAACGTGCAAGCTCATTGTTGGTTAGGGTTCTAGGTTGTATTCCTGACATATTCTTCTCCATGCTTCGTCGGCCGTCTTAGACGTCGACATGATTTTAGTTAAAAGTTCTACCCTGTTTTGGTACGCTACAAAGACGTCCTTGCCTTCAAACCAGTTGTACACAGTCTGTCGGGTCACGCCTAACGCAATAGCGATTTTGGTAACAGGAAAATCCAAGTGGATAGCCCACCGCCCCAATGTGCTCCCAAGAGTTTTGGGGGAACGAGCTACGAGGTCTATGATTTTTTCTGAGTATGGCATTTTTAGAATGGGGACAAATGTCCCCGTTGTTGTTACTCGTCGTCCCAATCAGAGATAACTGCAGCCAACTTTTCTTTCTTCGCAGGCACAGCGCTTGGCTTTGCCGACTCTTTGCGAATCTCTGGCTCGCTCGTATCTTCTTCAACAGGCTCTGCTTTCACCTTTGCTTTTGGCTTGGGTGCTTCTTCCACATCGTCGTCTTCAACGAGGGGTTTGCCGGGCAATGCCAAAGCGGGTTTAGCTTTGACGCCATCTGTTTGTGAAGCGGTCATGCGAATAGCGTCGTCTGCTTCCTTGGTGTTAGCCTTGGCTTTAGCCAATTCAAACTCAACTGTTGACAACCAACGCACAGGGGAGAAGAACAGTTTGGGAGACTCGGCCTTGGTATCAAACTTCATGCGAGTCACAATCTTCTCAACGTCAACAGGAGGAGACGCCAATGCGAGGTGACGAACATACGCTTGTAGTGGGCGCTTGTCGCCGTCTTCTTTACCGAACACAGATGTGGCAGGCAAAGTCAACTGTAGAACTTCATCGGGATTATCGGCAAGCATTACAGCCAAGCGTTGTTGGTAACGGCAAGCACGGCTATTACCTTGGCCTGAACCGGCAATGTTCTGTTTGCAAGACATACAGGTCTGACCTTGTGGCGCTTTGATAGAAGCGTCGGGTTTCTCGCCATCGTTAGACCAGCAGTCTGGTCCTGTAATGTTGTCGCCATCATATGACTTCGCGTAGAAGATACGGCTGACCTTGGGGGCAGCTTTAATAACGATCACATCAAGATGGCGCTCTTCAATGGAGGCCATCTCTTTGCCACCGGCAACCAAGCGAAACACACCGCCTTTGATGGAGATACGTTTGGATGTGTTACCAAGTGCACCACCCATGAGGGCTTTGGCTGTTTCAGATAGTTCGCCTGTTTGTGCAAAGGCAGGTACGTTTGCAGGATTAAATACAGATATGTTACTCATGTGACATGCTTTCAGTTTGATGGTTTTGTGATACGAATCTCGTACTCCGTGATGGAGTTTAAGCCCGGGGGAACTGCACCGGGATTTTCTGCAAGGAACTGCGCCATGTTAGATTGGGCAATACGCTTCTCCAACAGATCGACTGCGTGGTTCTCGACCACAAAGGTCTTGAATGAATCCCAATCGTTCGTTGAATACTTGGTCTTGTTAATCAAACTGACAGTGCCGTAGGCAGTCTTTAATGATGAAACCCCGCCGGACTTCATCATGTCTTTGAGCGCAAACTTAATTTCCTCTTGTTGTGCTTTGAGTTCTTCAAGTTGCGTGTCGTACTCTTTGGTAAGAGTGTCGACTCTTTCTTTTATCTTGCGATAAATCTTAACTAATTTTTCAAGTGGTACAGTTTCTGTTTCGACTTCCATTTGTTTCTCTCTTTCGTTTATTTATGTTGTCAAGGGTTAGACATTGTAGCAGTTATTTATTTCATTGCAACTCCTTATTTATACTGATTTCGTTTTCAAACATTTGAGTGATTAAGTGGTTATCACTCACCCTACTCTCCAAGGCCTTGAACATTTTCTTCTCAATGGGTGAGCCTTGAATATGTACAACAGTTACCTTGTCTGAGTTCTGTCCCTTGCGGTCAGCCCTTGCGATCGCTTGCGTGTACTGCTCTACGCTCATCAGGGGTCCGTAGAATACCACGGTGTCAGCTCTTGTCAAGGTTATTCCATGTGCCGTTGCTTGCGGTTGCATAACCAGTACGCGTGGGCTATCTTCATTCTGAAACCTGCGAATAATATCCGAGCGTTTTGTTGGGCTAACTGCGCCGTTGATGAAGTCAACACTTATGTTGTGTTTAAGTAAATGGTTGTATATTGAATCAATAACTGATCGGAACATAGCAAAAACTATTACTTTACGATTAG